CGGTCTAGTGTCGAGGTGGGCAACTTGGGGGAAGCCACCGCACCTCGACTAGGGTTCTGGGAGATGTACCCTAATTATCGTTTATCTCAAGCGGTCTGTTGAAACAAATATTATATTCCTGTATTGAGAGATCATGGATAACATGCTGATTTGGAACATCGTATTAACTTTTGTGGTTCTACCCATAGGGTGGTGGGCCAACCAAATCGCGTCTGAAGTCAAGCGCCTCAATATTCTTTTGAACATGACGAGAGAGAATTATATAAAGAGGGAAGAACACGCGGGGGAACTTGGGAGAGTTGTTGATCACCTCGTTAGGCTTGAAGGCAAGATAGATAAGCTTGCAGAGAAATAGGGGGAGATAGGCATGAGATATGTTCATCTGCGCCCTAACAGCAATATTAGCTAGTCAAAACCCCACTATCGGGCTGCACCAGACCTGTGAGTATAGGTGCCCTAGAGAAGTTTCTCAGTTTTATTATCAATACCCAGCTAAGGTAAGGGTTCCTTGGAAACACTTCTGTCCACCGTACATCGTTGTTGGTAGGGGGAGAAAGACATGATTGATCCATTTACGGCGCTTGCCGCTGTAAAATCCGCCGTATCAGCAGGTAAGGAACTCGTAAACGTCACGAAACAGATCGGTGAGTTTTTTGATGGGGTAGATGATTTACGCGCTGCCCATGAGAGAAAGAAGAACAGCCTTTTTTCTGGGTCGGATGAAAACGCGATGGAGACGTTTGTGAATTTACAGAGGGCCAAGGACGCGGAGGAAGAGCTTCGTCAGATCGTCATTGCAACCAGAGGTTTTAGCGCGTGGGGTGAGCTGCAAGCTATACGGGTGCAAGCAAGAAAAGACCGCAAGGCAAAGATTGAAGCAGAGAAGAAACGCAAGGCTAAGTTGATTGAGCGCATTGTTGTTTATGGCGGCGCAGTAATCATTGTTTCGATTTTGATCGGAATTACTGTTGTTATTATTTTAGCCAAGCAGGGGCGGCTATAATGGCTGACGGATTAAGCGGCATAGGCAACGCACCGTTTAATGTAGGGTCTGATATCCATCAACAAACTCAAAGCCGTGAACGTATAGAAGCTCACCTTGCTGAGCAGAGGGTAACAAAGGAACATAGGGCCAACCACACGCATCTGGAGGCGCTCAGAGAGCAGAGATTAGATCTTGGCAAGGCTTATGATAGGTTTGGAGTAAAAACTAATGCAGATCGGCCCCAAGGAACTAAGATAAACATAGAAGTTTAGTAATATTCCACAGGTCTACGGTATGTAGGCTCATCATCCCACTCGTCTGTGGGTAATCTAATGAACCCACCCTGCCTAAACCGCAATAACGCCATAACCGTAGAGTCAACGAGGTCATCGTTAGACATAAACGGGAACCCTGCCACCTCTTCTATGACCTCCTCGGCCCAACGCTTAGCTGGTGCCCACACAAACCCGCTGGCGATGATGTCTGATACACTATTAAGGCGAGCCATCTTGTCTCCAGTACCCCTATGAGGTGTATATTCTTGTACTGGGAGGCCCATACGGCGTAATTCTTGGTACAAAGCTACACCAGAGGACTTTTTCTCCACAATAAACGAGTCTGGCTCCCAACCTTTGTACTCTTCAAGCGCCAGACCCTTCAATTCTGGAAATTCTAAGCGTTCTTTGATGCTATTTAGCAAAATTATGTGGTGTGCGTTCTCTTCTTCATTAAAAAACACACCCCAAGTCGTCAATGCGGTGTAATCGGCGCGATTATTTTTCTCTGCGGCAGCATCAAGCGACATAATTATATATTCACAGTGGGGTGGGTCGTCTTTTGTCCATATTTGCCACCATTCCCGCTTAACAATCGACGCTTCTTCAGCCGTAGGCTGCTGCTGATACTGCGAGTTCCACTGAAATGTAGGCATCGACGCCTTTGTGCGCAGCAACGCGGTCAAATCAAAGAACTCAGGCCATAACGGCTTCTGTATCGGCTTACCGTCAGAGTCCTCGCTGTCCAAAATAGCGGGAAACTCCACGATTTCGTACTGATCTGACTCTGGATTCTTGACCATATCGGTCGTCACACGCCCCGTGAGGTCGTCCATGTGCCAACGAGTCTGGATTATGGCAACCCTACCGCCCGGCATAAGGCGAGTACGGGCACCGAAGGTGAACCATTCGTATGCTTTTTCAAACACAGAGAAGTTTCCGTTAATAACATCCTGCTCAGAATGAGGATCATCAACAAGCAGAAGATCAGCGCCACGTCCCGCAAGTGCAGACCCAATACCACACGCATAATATTCTCCTCCGAAGTTTGTATTCCACCGCCCCGCAGACTTACTGTCCACCGCCAACGACACCTGCGGAAATATTTCTTTGTAGTCGTCTACCGATATCAAGTTTCTAACCTTACGCCCGAAGTCCACAGCAAGGTCGGTAGTGTGGGACACCATCATAACCTTCTTGCCGGGGTTACGCCCCAAGAACCACGCAGGGAAAAAGATACTCACAAGCTGCGATTTACCATGTCGCGGCGGGATGTTGACGCATATACGGTCTTTATCACCCTGCTCAATGTCCATCAGCATATCTGCGAGGATGCGGTGGTGCTTGCCAACCTTATAATCTGGCTGCATCCGTTTACAAAACTCTATCAGATCATCTTTGGCATTGTCGTTACGCTGCCTGCTCGCCAGCTCATCGACCATCTTATCAATTTCTGCGACCTCTTCAGGACTAAACTGGTCAAGGTTGTCCAGCATAGTCTGTATATCTTCTGGGGAGAAGTCTAAGTCTTTCGCAACAGTGGTAAGATCTTTAGGCATCGGGAGGCCCCAGTGTATCATCCAACGATATGACCGGGGCCTCCACGACTACTGCGTCCTCTACATCAGAATCGGCTGGGTCTATAAGTTTAGCCAGTTTCCCACGTAGTTTCTCTTTGATGTCGTCTGTAGTTTGATGCGTTATTGTAACTTCGGACTTCTCTGCAAACAACCCCACATCGCTAATCTTACCAAGCAGCTCCAAGGCACGTATACGTACCCGCGGGTCGGGGTTCTCTGTCTCCTCAATCAGTTTGTTTGTGACGAGGTGCCTCACCTGCGTAGCACTCTCTACAACAGAATGCCCAAAATCTTTTAGGATCTTATCTGTCAGTAGGAGGGTAGCGGGTGGGGTGCGTGATATATTTTTAAGCGTAGCCTTCTTTGAAGTACGCACAGGATCGGCAGCATATGCCATACTGATCTCCGAAGCGTTATCCCTGTCCTCTGCGGTTATGTCTATCTCTAACCCGTGGGCATGTAGATGTTTAGCGGTCTCGGCAGCAGCTTCAGCTTTGCCTGTGAGGTCTTTTGGCGGGGGCACGTCTTTGATCGGCACACCCCGTTCTGGTGTTATTTGTAATGCCATACTTGGTATTTAGACGAATTTTATAATTATTTCAATCTCCCCGCGTTTGAGATGTGGTTACTGGGTATAACGGTAGGGTGAGGGTGGGGTTTAGCTGATGTATAAAAATAATACCGAAACCGCTTAACCCATACTCTTCTTCGAAGGCCGATTTCGTTGAAACTCAAAATATTTGTGCAGATTAGTATGTATAAGTAGATATGTGTGACGCGCTGTAGAGGGGGGTCGGGGGTAGGTGGGGGTTAGTCAAGCGGCTAACTGCTGCCATTTGCTGCCATTTGCTTGCGTTTGCCGGTGTTTTCCGTATAATGGTTCACAGCAAAAGGGGATGGCTCTTTTGCGTATCAGTTAGCCAAGCGGCTAACACTTCCTAGAAAGGGAAACACTATGACTGACCTATCAGTAAACAAAAAAGCAATCACCGCGGCGGCGGCGGTTGATACTGCAAACGCTAACACGATCGCGGCGCAGGCCTCGCGGGCTGAAGCCTCGGCGCTGTTCTTTGAACCTGCCGCTAAGCTTGGCGCTGATTTCACAATGCTTGCCAAGCCGACCGGTGATGACGCAAAGAATAATCTCTGGGTTGCTACTCGCAATTGGGCTTATGATGTATGCGCAACGGTGTTGGCCGGTGAAGCCGGTCTAGCGTTCCTGAATGATGCCACGACGACAGGTAAGGCTGAGATGGCGATCACGCAAGGGCGGATGAAAGGCCAGACGCGGGATAAAAAGTATATCCAGCAACAGGTCGGCAAGCTTATCGGCCATATCAAGACTGACCTTAAAAAGGCTGATGACAAGCCAAGCGAGGGCGCTAGCGATGCTGTCGAGCGTACTGACTGTGACAGGTTCCTCGATGCCATTGCCAAGGCTGCGAAACAATGCAGCAAGGCCAAGCCTGATGATTCGATACCGGCAGAATATATCGCCGCGTTTGAAGAAATGATGGCGAAACTCAAGTAATCATCAACGGTGCCAGCCAATGGCTGGCACCATCAACACTAACATGAAAGAGAATGATATGAGTTTAATATCTGACATAATACGAAAACAAATTACTGCATGGGGTTTTGCTTATACGTTTTGGTTTTATGTTTCCACATTTGCTGCTGTAGCTTTATGCACGATGGCAATACTTTTTATCTGACCCCACGCCTCGACCGGAAACGGTCGGGGCTTTTTTTTGTGCCCCGCGATACCAGTTATTTGATACCAGTTCTGTGTATTAGCGGTGAGCGGTGAGCGACACAGGGCGAGCTGTCGTCACGCGATGTTGTACGTGTCCCCTTTTGTCCGGTTGGTCCCTTTTATTTTTGCAGTTAGCTGCACGGCTAACTCTATTTGGGCGATGCCAGTTATTTTATGAGCGGTGAGCGGTGAGCGATTTGCATAAGTCATTGAAAACAAAGTAATGTTCCCAATGTTCCAAAATGGTTTTTAAGAATGGAACAATTAACCCATTGATTTTAAAGTAATGTTCCTAATGTTCCAAATGTTCCGTTAAATATTACTACACTTCCATGTGACCCTTCCCTCCCCTTATGCAGCATATTCCATACAACATCATTATACCCCTGTAGTACCCTAAAATCGCGGAACATTGGAACATTGCTTTAATAACAAAGACTTACAACGGAACATTACCCATTTTGCTACGGAACATTAGGAACATTACTTTGTTTTCAATAAGTTAGCCCATCAGCTAACACCCACCCCACACACCACACTACTCACATCTACACACAGTTACTCACCTAGTAACGGAACATTACTAATCAAAATACATTTACTCACAACAAGATAAGTATTGACACGTTTACTTATATATGCTATATTTGTGGTACGTTCACTTTTGCAACGAGGATCAGTCATGTCTTACAACACCGAAACAGTTAGCCAGTCAGCTAACGGCCTAACACGCGACGAGGCACAAGCCATCGAAGATTATATGTGGCGCTTACAAAACTATAACTTTGGGGTGCGCGTCATGCCAACCAAAGCTCGCGCTCTTGTCGAGCGTATGCCTGCAAGCTACGACCCCGCGCCATCCTATCGCGCAATCAACAAGCGTGACATTCACGCCCGCAAGCGTTGGGGTGACGAGTGATGGCGAGGGTAAGTGCATTTACAATGGATGGTATTCAGATGCTGACCTGTCGCTCATGCGGCGAGGACACGCTACACCCCGAGCGTTACAACATCGGGTATAATTACTGCATGGACTGCGGAGACTTCCGCGCCCGTGAAGAACGCGCAGGTTGGTGCATCGCACCTATCGCGCACAAGCAAGGGGCAACCCTTGTGACAAACCGCAACGACCTCAAAGGTCTCAATAAATATGTTGGAGAATAACTATGAATATGATTGGTAATATGGGCGAAGGTAAGTCCAGTTTATTTGACGGTATGGACAACGTGGTGGAAGTTAGCTGCACAGCTAACC